TGCAACAAGACCATAACGGGTCTTGAATCCGATTTTTGGTTGGAAGGTGTTTTCTCCAACTGCACGAACCATCTGAAGAGGAACGTATGGGCAGTAGAAGAGACCTGCGTCGTAAGGTGAGCTACCCTTGTAACCAACAACGTAGTACTGCTGAGCAGCAACGTTAGCGGCGTAAGGATCGATGTAGACTCTATACTTACCAAGCAGAACACCAGCGAAGGTGTTACCAGTGTCATCAACGTTAAGATTAGCGTTGAGTGCTGGGGTGTAGTCAAGTACGCCAGCCATAGACAATGCCGAAGCAACGTCAGCGGAGCACATAACTACGTTGCCCTTTCCTCTACGAGTTCTTTGTGCGATTGCGTTAGCATCGCGCTCGATTTGGAAGAGAAGACCTTTGAACTTCTCAACAGACCAACGTCCGTTAGAGTCGATATCGAGGTCAAATACACCAGCGGTAGCAGTGTTAGCAGCAGCGCCTTGCTCAGCAACCTTATAGATGGTTCTGATGACTTCGCGGTTGATCTCAGCAAGAATCTCTGTGGAGAGAATGTTTGCGAGTTCCGCTTCAGCGTTCAGACCATGGATTGCCTTAAGGTCTTGTGCAAGCTCAAGGCTGTATTCTGCCTTCAGTGCTCTTGACTTGGCTTCAACAAGAACTTTCTCGATAGAGAATGCCATCTCGTTAAACTGATTGCCCGTGCCATTGCCCAGGTTCTCAGCATCACCAGTCTTCATGCCCTGACCGACATTATAGCCAGTAGAGTTAGCGGTGCCAACGGGGTTCAGGAGACCAGGGTTAGAACCAGACTGGCTGGTAGTACCCATACCTGCAACGCCATCAGAGAATCCGCTTGCCTCGTCAAGACCATCGCCCTGACCAGAGAATGCAGTGTCTGCTTCGTTGAATAGTGCTTCGCTTCCGCTCTGATTGGTGTAGCGGGAGCGCATTGCAAAGATGAGTCCAGTAGGACCACTCATTGGTTGTACGCCTGCAAGGTCGTATGCGACCAGGTTAGGCATTGCGCGTCTGATCAAAGAGATCAGAACGGGATCGAAACCAGCAACAGGACCACCTGCTGCAGCGTCTGCGCCGAACGCACCACCAGCACCAGCAGCATTACCTGCGTTGGTTGGTGTTTCGCTCAGGATTCCGCCTTGGAATGCTTGTTGTTCACGGAGGAACTTTTCTTGGTTTTCTAACAGGACTGCGGTTACTGCTCTTCTGTGGTTATCCTTGATAGGATCAATACCATCATAATCGAGAAGTGGACTCCACTTTTCCTGCAGATGCTCTGATTGGAACATTTGCTTTACCTTAGTTTAGTTTTGTTTGATTAATAATAAAGATTTCACTTTTTGCTAACAGCACCCAGTGTCCTGAGATAGTTGTTCATGTAGTCAGGTACATTACCTGCTGCATCAATATCAACTTCTTCAGACAGATTTTCGGTCTGAGCTTTAGGAGCTTTCTTTGCTGAGAAGTATGACTCCTTCAGCATCTCCAGTTTTTCACGATATGTTTTTGCACTTTCAAACTCAACACTTTCGGTAAGTGAAGCGAGCTTCTCTTTTTGGCTGAGGGCAAGACCTTCAGTTACTTCATCAAAGATACCATCTGCAACCGACTCAGAAAGACGGGAGTTAAGAACGATATTCTTTTCGATCTGCTCGTTGAGTTTTGTCTCCATTTCATCAAGTTTTTCTACCATGCTCTCTAGCACATCATATTTTTCTTCAGGGATTGATACATAATGTTCTTCAAAAAGACTCTTCATACCAGAGAGGAAGGATTCTGTCATTTCAGACTTAAGACCACTTTCAATGGCAAGTCTGTTTTCAGTAACCCACTCTTCGGATACGTACTCAAGATATGAATCTACTCTTTCTTCAAGAGCAGTTTTAATCTCGGTAACTTCTTCTACGAGTTTTTCCTCGTATGCTTTGTCATATGCAGCAGAGAGACCCTCTCTGATCACTTCGACTTTGGATCTCAGTGCTGCTTCAAAAATGGTGCGTGCTTTCTCTTGGAATTCTTCCGAAAGCTCTTCACCATCGAGGAGAGCGTTGACATCTTCAGAGACATCAAATTCCTCAATTTCTTCTGCCTCAGCGACAACTTCTTCTTCAGATGTTTCTTCTTCAGATACAACTTCCTCTTCCGTTGCTTCCTCTTCGGATACAACTTCTTCTGCCTCGGCGGTGATTTCCTCGTCCTCTTCGATTACCTCTTCAGAGTTGAGTTCTTCTTCCTCCTTCATACCCTTCATGGCATCAGCAGCTTTAGCTCCTTTGTTTACAACATCCTTAACTTGCTTAAGGGTTGCGCCAGGGGTTTTGAGTTTGGCAGACTCATCATCAGACTTATAATTGTCTGGAGTGGGACCTCCAAGATCTTCGTATGATCCAGATTCGCCTGCTACTGCACCAGGAGCAAGCTTTTGCATGGGATCAGCTGCCTTTGCACCAGCATTGACAGCGGTCTTGGATTGAGTTGTGCCTGCTTCCATTTCCTGTAAGTTAGTGTCACTAGACATTTGAGACTCTCCGATTAACCTTTAGTAATTTTAATCTATATTTATTTAGTATATTTTGTAGTTGTGACTATATATACTATAGTGAATTAAGAAAGTCATCAAAAAGGTTTAATTTTCTTTCTTCCAAGTTTCTTTGCACAACTGCTTCTTCAATTCTTTGCTTTGCTTGAAGTGCGAGTCTTTCGCGGAGAATACCTCCATCCCAAACCCACTCTTTGCCTTCCATAATTCCCTGAACAAATGCATCGGGTGCGGATGGATCTGCTACAATATCTGCAGCAGTTGCAAGCATAAAATCTTCTCCAACTTCTTTATAACCTGTCTTAGTATTATCTCTTAAAGACCCAATTCCACGAGAAGAAACGCCAAGTGTTACACCATCTTTGAGAAGTGCTTCTGCAATCTTACCCATTGGGGTATGCAAAATCTGCGCTTTACCAACAAAGTTATTACCTTGCTGCTTCAACTCAGTTATTTTATGAGATACTCTATCTAGGTTTACTGTTGGACCATCAGGATGACCCAGTTCTCCAAGTGCTCTGCCCTTGTCAACATAATCCTTAGAGTATCTTTTTACTTCTCTTTCCATAATTGAGAATGGGTACATTCTACCATTACGGTTTACCATTTCACTTTGAAGAAACACGCCTTTAATAAACATGTTCTTCTTACCATTTACGGTTTCGGTAAGAACCTCTACACTTTCAATCTCTTCTCTGATGAGTTTCATCTGCTCAGTAGTCGGTTATTTAGTTATTTATTAACATTTACTCTTCTGATTCTTCATACTCAGAGTCAAACATATTATTTGTAACCTCAGGTCGGATGTTTTGAATCTTATCGGAGGATTTGGCGTAAAGCAAATCTTTAATCTTATCAGAAACGTTCACTGAAGATTCATCACTGACAATCATATCTAGAAGTTCGTCCATTTTATAAACTGAAGATTGTTCAGTTATTTATGATAAATATCAATAAAGACTTTTTGATGAATCTTCCACATATTTACTATACTAATGTAACTAATAAAACTGAACGTAGAAGATACATGGAGAGTCAGTTCCAGACTCTTGGTTTGAAGTATACGAGAATACCAATGGAACCATTTCCAAAGGATGGGACTTTTTTTAAATGGTATTTGGATGACTTAGAAGGAACATACTCGGAAGATACTTCTCATTATATAAACATAGTCTCTGCAAGTCTATTGTTATTCTTCCAAGAATGGATTGATAACACTAATGATGAATTCATGATCTTGATGGAAGACGATTATGATTTATCACTTGTTAGTCGCTGGCACTTTGAATGGGGTGAATTAATTGAACGTCTTCCGATTGGGTGGGATTGTTTGCAGTTAGGATTCGAGACACCAGGGGTAATACCTTTTTATTTGCATCCCACAAAATCAGAATATTCTTTGGGTCCATGCTTATTAAACAGGGACTATATAAAAAAACTTCTTAGTCTGCATTACCCCAACGGTAAGTTTAAATTTGATTATAATATTGCCAATGCAATTTACATTGATAGAGATTCTGGTATTCATGATGGACTAAGATATAAAGGAACTTCTGGCGGTCCAGATTATTTTATCAATCAATCTGGTTGTGGTTATTCTCTACCACTAATACCGATGAATCCATACTTTACTGGTATTAGTCACATTGGAGTATTGGGGAAACGCTCTTGGGAACCAAAACTTAGTTTTGTAAAATGCTATGAAGCATATCATGAGTGGTGGTGGTATGATAGAGACAAGTTCACGCTTGACGAGTTTTTTACCTATAGTAAGAACACTGACGTTCTGATGGAGAGAGACATCTCCAGATGGGATGATAAATACTTTCACGACTTGGCTATAAATGAGAAACTTATACATGTTCCAACCGCAGTATGCGGTAGAAGTAAGAAATGAAGACACGTATTGGTTACCGTATAGTGTTGGATGTCTTTGGGCATATTGTATGCAATATGACGATGTAGCTAGTGGATTTTATTTAAAAGATTTAATATTTAAACGAGAAGACCCTGAAAAATTAGTTGCAAGACTAGAAGATCCCGTAGTCTGTGCGTTTAGTACATATATTTGGAACGAACAATATAATCTACATGTCGCAAAATTAATAAAAGAAAAGTATCCAGAATGCATCATTGAATTTGGTGGACCACAAGCGACAGAAAAACTTACAAAGTATGACTTTATTGACTGTATTATTGTATCTGAGGGAGAAGAAGCGTTTTTAGATCTACTCAGAAAAGTTATATCTATGGAACCATTTGAAAGGATATATCGGAAGAATCGAATTGAAGATATGGATTTTCAAAGTCCATATCAACTCGGTGTCTTTCGTAAAATAGTATCTGATAATCCAGATGTTTTATGGTCTATGACAGTAGAGACCAACAGAGGGTGCCCACATAGATGCACTTATTGTGACTGGGGTGGAATGACATATCAAAAGGTCAAGCACTTTGGATTAGAAAGAATTACGGATGATATAAACTGGGCAGCAAGAAACAATGTTGGATTTATATTTAATGCAGATGCAAATTTTGGAATGTTTAAAGAGAGAGACCTTGAAATTGCAAAACTCTTTCGTAGTGCAGCAGATCGTGGTAAACTAGAAGCAATTAATGTTCAATATTCAAAGAATTCTACTGAAGTCATCTTTGAAATTGCACAAATTCTTGGGGATATTAGTAGAGGTGTAACCTTGAGTGTTCAGAGTATGAATGAACCCACATTAAAATCGATCAAGAGAAAAAATATGAGTATCAATAAGATATCTGAGCAAATTGAGAAGAGTAAAAAATATGGAGTTAAAACGTATACTGAACTAATTCTTGGTTTACCAGAAGAAACTTTAGACTCTTGGAAAAATGGATTTGCCCAAATTCTTCAGTGTGGACAACATGATTCTATTGATGTTTGGTTCTGTCAAATGTTTGGTGATACTGATCTGAATAGTTCTTTGTCGAGGGAAGTCCATGGAATTAAGACTATCAAAGCAGAAGATTACATGTCCTTCAGTAAAGAAGATCATGATATTAAAGAAGTCATAGAATTGATTTCAGAGACCAATACTATGACTAATGATGAACTTATTGAAGCATACCTTTATGGATGGTTAATAATTCAATTTCATATTGCTGGATATACTCAACTAGTCGCAAAGCATTTTTATAAAAATTTAAATGTTGATTATAGAATATTCTATGATGCTTTGTTTGAGTTTATTAAAAAGGATACTGGGGTTATAGGTCAACATTACAAGGAGATTGAAAAATCCGTATCTCACTATATGAAAACTGGCAAAATTTTAGATCAAGGAAAGCATGGACATACTTTACATGCAGGAAGTTTTGCTTTTATGTTTAATAATAAAAAAGATATATTTGATATTTTGGATAAAGTTGCTACACTATTGATTCCAATTGATGATGATATTTTAAAACTTCAAAGAGCATTTATTTTTGATGAGGATGTTCAATATCCTTATTATATTGAATGTGAAGATGGCAAATATGAAGTAGATACTGAGTTCAAAGAGTTTGATAAAAATGACCCACACACAGTGTTTATCTTGCGGCGCAAAGGTTTATTGAAGAATCAACTGTGTAAGGTTTGAATGCTTCTAATGCTTCTTCCCATAAGATTCTCCTTTCATATTGAGTATTCATATCCATTAACGCAATAGTTAATGTAAATCTAGATTCCGATGATGGATTGTAAGAACTATGCAGAGGACCAACATTTACTAGACTACATGAACCAACTTCAACTTCATGTTCTAAATTTGCATATTGTTCTCTAGTTACTAAGACTTGACCATGATAATGATCGTCTGTTCTGTCACCAACATTATATTCACTTCTCTCAGGAATATCCATTGAGCAAACTTGCTCTGCACTGGTGCTTACTCTCATTACAGAATCTGAGGTCCACCATCTCATAGTGCTACCCTCACCACCAAATTGAAAAATTAATTTTGCCCAATCTGCATAGTAAACATTATCAGAATGTATTACTCCTTCATCTCCTGGTGGAGTATAAAAAAATTCTATCCAAGTAGACGTAAACCCCATGGTATTCAACCAGGGTTCTATTTTGTCATTGCCTAGTTCAGATAATTCAAATGTTTTATGAAATTCTGGCCATCGGAGACCATCAGTTTGATGCAAAGAAGTATCAATATTAGGGATGTATTCTCTAATATCTAAAAATCTATGATAATTGTTCATAATCAAACAATCTCAGGTGCTTCCGTGCTTCCTCCATCTTTAGCGCCATCAAGATCTGGTTCTTGAATTGGTGCTCCCAAATCATCTCCTCCAGATGCCATCGGTTCTCCAGTTACTGGATCAATAGGTGCATTTGGATCTGGAATGATACCTGCACTAATTTCTCGTTTAATTAATGAATCCTGTTCAATAATTTCTTCATCTGTTTGGCGGAGGATTTTACGTCGAACCCAATCTTGAGAATAATACTTGCCAATATATGGTTCTGCAGTTGCTGCAATATTCAGTCTTTCGGTAAGAAGTTCTGCATCTTTTAGTTCTGAGAAATGATTGTCATATAAGAAATCATATTGAATATGCTCAGACATGATCTCCCAATCTTCTGGAGATACAATATTCTTGAGAAGTAGTTGAGTTCTTAAGATATCATTAAACATGTTTGAAAATCTTTTTCTCAAACGACCAACAAA